TTTCCCGAGTCGGGGTTGGTGAAGATTTGCACCAAGATTTCTTGACCGTTGTCCATCACTCCCGTATAGACGCTGTAGTCGAATATCTGGATGTCAGTCATTGCCTGTCCTTTTGTCGGTGGTCCGACCTTAGAACATAGATCAAGCCTTGGGTGGGATTTCCCCGAACACCTTTAAGAATGCGGCTTTAACAAAGATTACCGAGTCGGCAGCTTGTGGGGTTATCTCAATGTGGAACCAGTCGCCACCTGGTGCACCGTGGATTGTTGGCTTGTCATATTTTTGCCATGCGTAACGATCGCAACGCCATGCTCGACCTTGAGGTTCTGGGAAGTAATCCAAAATACATTGCAAACCAAGATCGTTGGCATTATCAACCAGTTTGTCAATAAAAACCAGCGCCTCTTTGCGTCCTGCTTTTGGGTTCTTTTCGCTCCTGCGATACGACAGATCAACAGCTCTACCAGTTGCGTGAACCGACAATGAACCAGGCTTACCGCGCATGTCACGTTGTCCCCAAGACCCGTTGTTCCAAAGCGCGCCATTCGATGCGGCAATCGCTTGTTTAATCCATTCGTTCATGCCGGCACGTGGTGCTGGTGATGCACCGTCTGCGTTGCCTATGTAGTCGCGTGCGTTTGGCACGCCAGGCTTAGCCTTGGCTACTGCCACGACCAAACTTCATGTCTTTAGGGTTGAAGTACCGCAACGCTGTTGGGCAGACCGCGCCGATTGCAGCTGCTAACAATGCGGATGGGTCGGTGTTGCCTGTTACTGCGAGTGCAACGACTGCGGCGAGCATTGAGCGACCGTATGAGGCGAGTAAGGCTTTGTCATTTGGTTTCATTGGTTGGCTCCTTCGGTTTAGATTTTAGCCCGTTTGAGGCAACAAGACCTGACAACGTGCCAGTCATAAATACGGTCAAGGTTGATAACAGGTCTATGAATGCCGCGTCATTGGGTGATTGATGACCGATTGGCTGGGTCACAAACATCAGCGCATAAACAAACCCAAGCACGGTGACGGCAAAGACGCTGGCAAGGATTATTCCAACGATCACAATTAGTCGAGCGTGTAGTTCTTCAGGCTTCAGTCTTGGTCTCATAAATCAGGTCTTTTGTGCAGGTTCCAGATGGGTTGCAAAGCGGTGGTTCGCATTCTGGTTTCTTCCAGTTTGCTGCGTTTTGGCACGGGTAACGATATGAGCCGTCATAACTACAGCCAGCGCAACCCCACAAGACGACCGCAATTAGCGCAACGTAGCCGATGAGGTAACGCCATCGCATTAGTTGATTGGTGTTGGTGCTGGTTGCTGGTCTGGGTTGTCTTGATACCAGCGCATTTGTGCCCAAGCGTCAACGGCTTCTTCGTATTCTTTTTTAGGCAACTTGCGTTCAATACCGTTGATGGTTTGCACCATTTCAGGGTTTTCTGTACGGCATTGTTCCGCGTATTGTTCTTTAGTTTTCATCATGCCGCCTTGTAAACGATGTTCCATGAAAAACTGTCATTGACTGCCCAAGTGAATGGCTGGCCAGAGCCAACAAAATTTACCGAGAGATAAGTTCCTGATGAGTCTTGACAAGCCATTTGAATAGTTGTGCCACTTATTGAATAGAAAAACGCTGGATAATATGCACCGGGACTGCTGTCAGTCAATGTTCCTGTACCCATGTTCAATGCAAACGCCATAGACGAAGTAACAGGCAAAGTGATTACTGGGCTAGTTCCCATTGAACTAGTCGAACCCAATTGAACCGAACCTGTGTAATGAACAATTTTCCCGACCTGCGCATATGAAGCCGAAACCGTACCGTTTCCAATTGTAAAGTTTGTAAACGTTGGCGTAAAACTTGTGTATGTTCCGCCGCCAATTGATTGCCACGCCGCGCCGTCATAATACTGAGTCGTATCAGTTGCTTCAATATATGCAAACTGTCCTTCAGCAAGAGTTTTTTCACCTGTTCCACCAAAAGCAGCATCACGGGTTGTTGTAGTTGCAAAAACTGGAATACCCGTATTTATTTCTTTTTGCTGTTGTGCAGTCAACACCTGTCCGGCTGTGAAAACTGGTACTGAGGTTTGTGCATTTAATCCCATAGTGCTCCTATCCTAAAACATTGAACTGGTCAAGTGTGCCATATGTAAGGTTGTCCAAGATCAGCTCATAAACAATGACGGTCGGGGAAGTCGAGTACAGCACACGGTGGCCTGTGGAATAGTCCAAGTAATGCTCAATGCCTTCAACACTTAGGTCTTGTGCCAACTGGGTTGTGCCGGCACCGCTTGGAAACGTTTTTTCTATGTTGATCGTGTCACCAATTTCTACCGTGGCCAGCGTGTCCTTTTGGGCGTCGGTCAGCATCAGGAACTTGGTTTCTACAGATGTAAACCGTGGCTCGGGTTGCGGATGCAGCAGGTAGGCAGCTGCGGTATCAATTTCTGTTTGCTGATGTAGCAGGCTGTTTGTGATGGCGTTGGTTTGCGTAAAGTATTCGGCTATTGAACCAGCGTTAGTTGCTGTCGCTGTTTTGCCGTCTAAGGCTGTGACCACAGATCGGTTGACGACCTCGTTTGCCTCAAATGAGATGCCAAGACCGTCGTATTTTATTTGGGTGCCGTCGTCATGAAAGTCTGCTACTGACGCGCTAAGGGTTGTGCCAATGCGGTTTTGGAATGTAATTGTCCCAGATCGTGACATAAATATGCGACCGAACTCGGCTGTCTCGTTAATTTGGGTGATGTATTGCAAAACGTTTGTTTGTGCTGGCACGGTGTACGCGGCATCATGACCAAGGTTGACGGTGCCGGTGGCAATGCTTCGAGGGGATGCAGGATACGCAACTTCTGGCAAGTCAAGAACAGAGCTAATTCGCGCGCCCGATAGTTGAGCGCTGACGTTGTATTCATTCATGTAGGTCTGTGACAGCAGGTAGAATTGGTCAGCGCAATACACGGTCACGGTATCTAAACCCCCGAGCGCAAAGTTGTAGTCATAGTTGACGACATAACCCGAAAACAAATATTGAGCGTTGTTGCTTAAGTCGTAGCGGATGAGCTGCACTTTACGCATCGGTGCAAGACCTGGCTTGGATTGCGGTGTGTCGTAGTACGGGCTGTTGTCATCAAATGGGTTGAAAATGCCGTCAACGTCGCGGATAGTAAATGTCATTGTGCCAGCGCTGAATTGATCGCCCACATCCCTACGACCGCGCCTGACTTTAATGTTCGTAGTGTCTGCCATGACGTTGGCATATTCGGTGTTGCCATCAAGTACAAAAAACGTGTTGTCAAGAACTCCAGATGTCACGTTGTCAAGCGTGAACGCGTTAACAATAAAGCCTGTTTCTATTTGCAGGTCATAATTGCCTGAATCAACGACGGCGACGCCTGGCATTAGGCAATGTTCAGAGCCAACGGCCCTGCACTCCGTGAGTAGGCGCGCAACGCATTGACAACAGATTCGCCGATTTCGGCGCTTGTGGATAGTCCGCCAGTCACGTTGATGGTTACTCCGCCGCCTGTGGCCATGCGATCTAATGGCACGACGGCTTCTGGGCCTGCTTCGCCGATCAAAGCAAGCGTTGGCGCGGTAACAATGCCACCTTCAGCCATTCGAGGCACACCTAAACGTCCTGCAGCTGGTCGCGCCGCCTGACCTGTACCAAGGCTTGGAATAGTTAGTTTTGGCGCCTCTGGGATGTTTGGCAAAATTGGTATTGAGTTGTAAGCCTTGATAATCAGGTTTACGGCGGTGACTGCTGCGTTAACCATGCCCTCAAAAAAGCCTGTGATGGTGTTGACGATCAGTTTGATGCCGTCACGGAACCACTCAAACTTGTTGTATGCGGCCACAAGCGCAACGACCAGCAATGCAATGCCGGCAGCGATCAGGGCAAACGGGTTAAGTGCCATGGCGATGTTTGTGACCACGATGGCGGCTGCGACCGCGCCGATAGCGGCAGCGATAGCCAAGAATGCTTTGGGGTTGTCTTGAGCCCATGCAGCAAACTTGTTGAGCACAGGCAACACGGCTTCAAGCACAGGCAACAGCGCGGCACCGATCGACTCTTTGGTTTCGCCAATTGAGTTTTTAAGAATCTTCATTTTGCCTGCGGCGGTTTCAGCGCTATTAGCAGTTGCGCCGCCAAACGTCCCACCAAGCACGTCCATGACTTCGTTTAGGCTTGCGCCTTCCTTGATCATGGTTGACATCTCTGGGCTTAAAGATCGGAGCGCCTTGAAGTTGCCTTGGTAAGCCTTGGCAAGCGCGTCAGCGACGCTGGCAGAATCCATGCCGGTGGCCGTGCTGATGTCCATGACAAGGTTCATGTCGTTCATGGCAATGCCAACATCTTTGGTACCGCGCACAAGAGCTTCTAAGGCTTTGCGATACTCGGTGTCAGCAACGCCAGACGCTCGACTCATTGCGCTGATCTGCTTTTCTACTTGTGCGGTTTGTGCTGCGCCAGCGCCAGTCACATTTTGCAAAGTAAGCGCTAACGCGGCTTGCTCTTGCTGATCTTCCATGGCGGCTTTGGTTGCGTCACCAAGCGCGATAGCTAAACCGCCGAGCGCCGCAGCTGCAGGAATCGCCGCTTTCTTAATAGCAAACTGTGCTTTTTCGCCGACGGTCTCAAGTTGCTGGAACTGTTTGACAGCCTTCTTTACCCCTGTGCCGTCAAACTCGCTGATGATCGGGATATTAATTGCCATTACGCGGTCTCTCTGTTCGCTTCTTCCATGACGCGCTTAACCAACTGCTCCATCTCGGACATGACATCGTTTTGGCGTTGCTCGTACGCCTTCCACATTACTCGCGAACGACTCCCATAACGGGAAGTCAACGCGCGACCAAGCGCGCCTTCCATAGACGTGTCAAACATGGTGCCAGTAGCGCCTTGCCATTGGATAAGAAACGTGCCGACATTTGACTTGTTCCCACCGTATTCCTTGATGTTTCGGGTGTTGATTTTGGCAGCAATCTTTTGTTTCATGCCTGGTATCCACGGCAACATTTTGAACCCTGATCGAGTGCTCCAGTTGCGCGCCATACCAGACAACGGCACATTTGACGGCACAAGTTTGTTGGCATCGTCAATTACAGGCTGAACGATTTTCTTGTAATCCTTGGTGATTTCACGGCGCAAAGATTTGTCAATCTTGTTGATGGTCTTTAAGGCTTCTTTAAGCCCGACGACCTCAATCTTTGTTGACACTTGGTTCACGTCATCTCCGTTTTTTGTTTGCCTCGTTAAGCACTTTAATAACCGTTGCCAAGTCTTTTGAGTCAAACACAATGTCGCTGGGCCACCAACCGACCGCGACTAACACTTCTGCTAATTGGCGGCGGTAGGTGCCGCGTCCGTAGGGTTTGGGTCTGTCTCGTCCAGTACCGGCAGAATGTCGATGTCAGGGTTTTTGCTTAGCCATTCGCGCCAGTTGTCACCTACTTGCTCGCCTTTAATCTTCAGAATTGTGTGCATCCAGCATGCGTAATCCGAGTACAACGGGTTTGCTGATAGTTGTTGAATGTTGCGACGCTCAAGGCGTTCCCATTCCGTGACCACAAACAGGTTCGTGTAGTAATACTCAGGTGCGCTGTCAGGCGTGCGCTTTAACTGCAACTTAATTTTCATTTGTTCTCCTATGTCGGCTTGGAGCCGTTAATTACGGTGTGACGTCAACGCTGTATGTGCCGCCCTGAAACTCAAGATCCCATTGGCTTAATTCGCCAAGTGATGCGTTGATTACAGGGATTGCTGCAAGGTAGGTGTCGGTCAAAATAAAGCCAGGGTTAGTCGCGCCGTCTGCAGATGCAGTTGGGTTTACTTTTACAACACACTTGGTGCCAAGCAATGGTGACAAGGTTGCGTAAGTCTGACTTGCAGCAAATGATGCAAATACAGTCAGCGTTAGCGAGTTGCTGAACAAACCAGCGGTCATGGTGCGTGATGTCTGGCCAAATGCGGTGTCTTCCAAAGCCTCGGCAGTAACCGTCAAGGTCGCTGCAACGGTGTCGTCGCTGATGTCGGCGAGTGTGCCAATAGCGGCTCCGACTTGGACTTTTGGATTCGAGAGGTAAGTTGATGCTGGCATTCGAGCTATTGACAAAGGCGAGCCGTCAACGATGTACATGGCCGAGTGGTCGCCTGACCCCAGCCTTGACCCTTTGCATCCTGCGTCATGGGCGTGGGGTAATCCTGCGCTCGGCCACACATTGGACATGGACACAATTAGGCAAGAATCAACCAACCCTGATCGCGCGTCGTTTTTGCGCGCATCTCTAAACCTTTGGGTGAGTGTTGTGCGCGGTTGGATTGAGCCTGGGCGTTGGCCGTCCCTTGAGTACACGGGGGACATCCCTAGCGGTGGAGTTGTGGCGATCGAGTCTTCGCTGGACGACTCTCGATATAGCGCGACTAGATGCGTCAACCTGTCAGACGGTCGGGTGCTTGTCACCGTCGCATTTATCGCCGAGTCAATCACAGAGCTGTGGGAGAACGTGCAGGAACTTGCCAAAGACCCCACGATCAGGTTTGCCTTGTCGCCGACCGTGGACGCAACCTGCCCGCCGAACATCGAGCGCCGCCGAGTCGTTGTTGGTTATGCAGAACTTGGACGGTTTACACCGCTTGCCAAAAACATGATCGCCGAAGCACGGCTGTTGCACACGGGAGAAAAACTGCTTGCCGAACATGTCCAGCGCGCCGTTGCTGTCCGCACCGATAACACGATTGTGCTGTCAAGCAAGCGATCACCTGGGCCGATTGAGTTAGCGCGCACAATGGTCTGGGGTATCGGGATGTGTGCCCGTCCTGTCAACAGCGGAAAGCCCATGCTTGTCGCGGTAAATAACTAAGATGATCGCGGCGACCGCGCACCTTGCCTTTTGTCGGAATCGGATAAGTCATGCGCGGTTGCCACTTGTATGACAAAGTAGGAACATGGCGATCTTTAACAAAACCAAAAAAGCAGCGATAAGCCCAGCGCCTACCGTGGCAGCTGCGGTTGCTGGCGGTTTCTCACCTGGTTACTCGTCGTCCAATGTCGGCGTCAACATGATCGGCCAGTACTACACCTATCGCGAAGGCGAACAGCGCAACGCTGCAATTAGCGTGCCAACGATTAACCGTGCGCGCGATTTAATGGCGTCGGTAATTGGATCAATGAGTCTTCGCTCATACAACGAGTTTTGGAATGGCGAAGAAATGGAGAAAATTTACATCGCTCCACGTTCATGGTTGCGCCGACCAGACCCATCTGTGTCAATGCAGTTTCTCATGAGCTGGACACTTGATGACCTCATGATGTTTGGCAGAGCGTTCTGGTACATCACCTCACGCACCGCCGACGGCTACCCTGCCACGTTCACTCGACTACCAGCAGGCTCAATTACTACAACAGACATGGCTGGCCCGGTGTGGTTTGCTCCATCGTCGCAAGTGTATTTCCAAGGTGGAGAAATTGACCCATACAACCTTGTGCAGTTCTTGTCTCCCGCGCAAGGCTTGATCTATTCGGCACCTGGCGCAATTGAAACCGCACTAAAATTAGAAGCTGCACGTAATCGCAACGCATCATCAAGCATCCCTGCTGGCGTACTTAAGCAAACTGGTGGCGAACCACTTAGCGCGCAAGAACTTGCTGATTTGGCTAGCGCGTTTAACGCTGCTCGAGCAACTAACCAGACAGCAGCGCTTAACGAGTATTTGACATACACAGAAACAAACAGCACACCTGACAAGATGCTTTTAATTGAGGCGTCGCAATATCAGGCATTGGAAATGTCGCGTCTTGCAAACGTGCCACCGTATTTGGTGGGCGTTGCTACTGGCGCTTACTCATACCAGTCATCACAACAAGCGCGCGCCGATCTTTACTTGTTTGGCGTGAAATTGTATGCCGACGCAATTGCTGGCGCTTTGTCAATGGACAACGTGCTACCGCGCGGAACATACGTCGAGTTTGACGCCGATGAATACCTAGAAGAAAACTTCATGGCCGACCGCGCAGACGATGAAGTAATTGTTAGAGAAAACACACAAGAGGAGATCGCATCATGATCAAATTAATTTCAGGAGATTTCACGTTGGACGCTGCCAAAGGCGACGCACCACGACGCACCATTAGCGGAACCGCCGTTCCCTACAACGTGCCGGCAACGGTTTCGGATGGCACAGCCGTGATCTTCCGTCCAGGCTCATTGCCAGTCGAGGGCAAAGCACCGCGCCTTTTTATGTACCACGACGCAAGCATGCCAGTTGGTGTTGTGACCGAGCGCGTAGATACCGAACAGGGCATGATGTTTAGCGCCAAGATCAGCGCAACCAGCCTCGGAAATGACGCTTTGGTTATGGCCTCGGACGGCACAATTGACCAAGTATCAGTTGGGGTAAATCCAACCAAGTTCTCGTACGACGAAGAAGGAACAATGATTATTGAGACTGCCGACTGGATGGAACTTTCCCTTGTTCCGATCGGCGCTTTTGGCGATGCCGCAAACATCGTCAGCGTTGCTGCGAGTATCCACCAAGAGCCAGAAGAAGTAGTGTTAAATGAAGAAGTAGTCCCAGAACAGGAGATAGAACCCATGTCAGAAGTAACCGCACCAGCAGTTGAGGCAACAATCCCAACCGCGCCAATTTTCGCACAGGCCAAAAAAGAACTTGTATTGCCAAGCGCAGGCGAGTTCATGGCCGCTTACCACATCGGTGGCGACACGTTCAAGAACATGAACGCAGCAGTAGCCGATTACAACGCATCAAAGCGCACCGCATTGCAAGCAGCTGCAGGTGACGTGCTTACCACCGATACACCTGGTCTTTTGCCAGTTCCAGTTCTAGGGCCATTGGTTCAAAACTTGAACTTTTTGCGTCCAACAGTCGAGGCAGTTGGCGCACGCGCTTACCCAGACAACGGACAATCCAAGACGTTCATCCGTCCAACCATCACCACACACACCGATGTTGGAACACAGTCAACTGAATTGTCAGCTGTAACCGCACAGACCATGGTGATCGCATCAAACTCAATCAGCAAGACCACACTTGCCGGTCAAGTAACGCTTTCCCGTCAGGACATGGACTTCACAAACCCTGCAGCAATGGAACTGATCTTGAATGACCTCATGGGCGAATACATGATTGCATCAGACAACGTTGCAGCAGACAACATGCTTACCGCCGCAACATCATCTGGTGTTTGGGACGGAACAGTTGCCGACTTGCTCAAGTCCGTATACGACGCAGCAAGCGACATCTCACTCAACCGCAACTGGTTGCCAACCCACATGTTCGTGTCAGTAGACGTATGGGCACAACTTGGACAGCTCGCAGACACAACGGGACGTCAAATCTTCCCATTGATCGCCAACGGTCTGTCTGGTTACAACGCTGCAGGTACGCAGAACGCAACCTCATGGAACGGCAACCCACTTGGCTTGCAGTTGGTAGTTGACAGCAACTTTGCTGCAAAGACCATGATCATCACCCGCGTTGGTCAAGGCCAAGGCGATGCTTACGAGTTTTACGAGTCAATTCGTGGCCTCATGAGTGTGGATCAGCCTTCAGTTTTGGGTCGTCAATTCTCATTCCACGGCTACGTCAGCACGTTTGCTGCAATCGGTGGAATGATTCGCAAGATCACCCAGGCTTAGTCGAGAGCGGAGCATCCGCTCATGGCTACATACACAGTTACTAACAAGTACCTGATTGACAACTTTGCCGTACTGCAACTCCTGACTCCATCGGAGATTGCAGTCGGCAGTTCAATCACGGTTGCTGGAGTTGACGCAACATTTAACGGCACTTACTCGGTGCGCGCATTGCCACAATATTTGTTTTTTGGCATTGATACGCAGGGCGACCTGTTGTACGACTATCAGATACCGATCGCTGATCAGGTGCTGTACGCCAAGACCGCAAGCGATGTTGAGCGAACTGCAGCGACTGGCACCGTTGCCAATGACCCTGTTTGCACTTGGGTTACGGCCGCGCAGGTCATGACCTATTTGGGCATCACAATTACCAACCCGTCAGATGATTACACGTTGCTTACTCAATCGGTATCGGCTGGTAACCAGTTCTGTTATCGCAGGCGTCAGGAATCGGGCTATATCGACTCCCTAACGACCTCTCCTGGCGGTGACGCAACATTGGGCACTTTGATGTATTGCGCCGCTCTGTGGCGCTCCAGAGGGTCAATAGAGGCAACCTACGCCACGTTTGACGGCATGGGCTCGGCACCACAGCAAAGCCTGACCCCGATCGTCAAGCAGCTGCTTGGCATCCCACGTCCAGCGGTTGCCTAATGTCCTACACCGATCTATTTAACGAAGCGATTGATGACGTCACCGCAACGCTGACCGCTGTTTCAGGTCTTCGCGTTGTAAACGACCCAACGAAACTTGCACCTAATTGCGTGTACCTTGACGCGCCAAACTTCACGACGTTTGCTGGCAACGGCAACATTGTGCGCCTTGAGTTTCCAATCAAGGTCATTGGCTCTGGGCCTGCAGGTCTGCCGGTACTCCGCTCGATCTTGAGCATCGTTGCAACCGTGCTTGGCTCGCCAATTATTGTGATGGCTGGCCGTCCGTCAAGCCTTGAGATTGGTGGCGCGTTGTACCCGTGCTACGACCTTGATTGCGCAATAGAAGCTCAGACCGCATAATCCACAACTACCCAATACAAATCATCTACTATCAGATCAGAACTTAAGGAGAAATCATGTCATCCACTTACCTTTCAAACCCAACAGTCAAGGTTGGAACCGCAATCGGCACCATTGTTGATATCACCTCGGAAGTTTCTGCATGCAGCTTGGTTGTCACCGCGGAAGCTTTGGAAGATACTAGTTTTGGCCAGACATCCCGCACCATGACGTCGGGGCTCTTTTCAAATACTTGTACGCTGACGGTTTACGCCAGTTATGCAGCAAGTAAGTCCTATGCAGTTTTGGCGCCACTTCTCGGCACAAAGTGCACAATCAAAGTAAACCCAACCAGCGCAGCAGACAGCGCAACCAACCCTGGCTTTATTTTGACCGACACTTACTTGTCAAGCATCCCAGTTGTAAACGCATCGCTTGGCGAGTTGAGCACCTATGAGATCGAGTTTCAGGGTGGCGTGTACAGCGTAGATACAACCGCATAATCAACGGCTCCAAGCCGACATAGGAGACACATGAAGATCAAGTTGCAGTTAAAGCGCACCCCCGACAGCGCCCCAGAGTATTACTACACGAACCTGTTTGTGGTCACGGAATGGGAACGGCTTGAACGTCGCAACATTCAACAGCTCTCCGCAAACCCGTTGTACTCGGATTACGCCTGTTGGATGCACACAATTCTTAAAATCAAAGGCGAGCAAGTTGGTGACAACTGGCGCGAATGGTTAAGCAAAAACCCTGACATCGACATCCTGCCGGTACTGGACGAGACAGACCCAAACCCTACGGACGCGGCACCTACCGCCGCCAACTAGCAGAAGTATTGGTCGCGGTCGGTTGGTGGCCTAGCGACATTGCGTTTGACTCACGGGAC